AAAAGGCAAGTCCCCGACACCAATCGTAAATAGTTGGTGGGTAAGGGGAAACTCTGCCTTACTCCCTCCCTCCTCCATTAGCAGTTTATTTATTATTATTATAGTTTTGGCGCAATTTTATTACGATTAGTATGAGAAAGAAAAGTATAATCAATCCAATTCCGAAGGAAGCAGCTAATTATATGGCAAGTTCCTTAACTAACTCTCTTCTCCAAGATTTGAAACGAGAGAGAGGACGTCGCTATACTTATCAATATTGCCTATCCCATGAATGCCCAGGACAAGTTTCAATAAATCTTCTTTCCTTTTCTTGTTTACTTTTATTTTTGGCGGTTCTTTTATTGTTGATAATAGCATTTCTACAAGTGCATTACACTCTTTGTATTTAGCTATCTCGGAATATTTTAATATAGCATTTAGAGTATGGTTTATATACCAAAAACCAAGTCCAAATGGCTCGTTATGAGTAAGGAGATATGCGTATAAATATGCAAAATAGAACTCTAATGCAGCCGAGTCGGCAGTTGTGTTATTGTTTACACGCAATATCAAATCACTCAGTACTGCTTCGTTTTTTGACAATTCCTCTTTTTTCTTGTTGAAGTCTATTACTGTGTATATATTCCATCCTATCAATATAGTAACGAGCAATGTCAATATAGCAACTATCACACCTATATAGTCTAACCCACTTGTGCGAGGTAGCGACTTGCATAGCGATACAATGCTAAATGTGAACGAAAGTGCTATGGCGACATATAAAATACATCTTTCTGTTTTGCTCATATTCTTTATATAAGGTATATTTGTAAACAAACCTTTCTTAGTCTTAAATATTAGTTAAAAGAACTATTTATTTAGTTCAAAATTTGGTTAGTAAGTTCAAAAGAACTACCTTTGCAAACGTAAATATAACACGTAAAACTATTACGTTGCAAATATAAACATTTACTTGTTTTGATGCAAATATTTTCGGTGTTTTTTGACCTACTGAAACAAAATTTAAAGCTGAAAGGTGCTATGAGTAGCAGAGATGCCGTAATCTCATAGTGGACTGAATAGGCGGCAATATATGTTAAATGAATATGTAGCGATAGTGCGTACAGTCCATTAAACGCAGTGAGTAAACTTTGGGTGGGTGTCAAAGGTCGCTAAGCTATATATACGATATAACCCCTACTGTACAAAAGGTACTGCAATCGAATTGGGTAGGGGTACTTTAATGTTTCATTATGGTGGTTCGATACGACAAACCATAATTTCTATTTATTTCTTTTTTATTATGAAAGATAAAATTTTAACAGATTTAGAAGAGCAAATAGTAGATGTAGTTTGCTCTTCTATAACAAGTGGAGAAAATACTCTCTCTGAAGAAATTCAGAGAGAAGATGGTATTTATGTAGACATTAGGGGTTCTTATGAACTTTGCGAAGTCTACGACAAGGACACTGATTATAATGATATTATAGGGGCTTCAGTGTCGTTAGACATCGAGGCTTTCGATAAAGATGAAAATAAAATAGAAATCAACACCTCTGCTATTGAGATAGAGGTAGAAAAATATTTTGACTAATGATAATACAGATTCTTATGGCAGCAGGTGCGATAGCTTGCACAGCTGCCGTTGCCAAATTCATTTGGCAAGAAAAAAGTTGCATAAATGAAGTCTTTAAACAAATAAAAGAAGAAATATATGGAGAAAGATAAATCGATAATGGATATTCTTTCAGACTTGAAAAGATATCAAAAAGAAAACGAAAAACAAAAAAATAATTTCAGTGTATCGGATATCTTTGATACGCTAAAATTTTAAAAGATGGAAAAAATATTAAATAAAAAAGAATGGTCTTACAATGGATTATTCCAGCACGTAGGACGAAAGAATAAATTACACGTATCGTTGGAATTTTATTCTGCTTCAATGATAAGGAAAACGTGTTCGTATCAAAACAGGATTTGTGGTTGCGACCCTATGAATAACAAGTTTGCGACCACAGAAAAGGAAAAGGTAGGGTATATAACTATTATTCAAAGATATTAATATGGACTTTATAGATGAGTTTGCAACACCGACCTACAAAGTAGGCGATGTTGTTTGGGGTTGTACTTTCACAGGCGAGGTTTGTCGAAGGTTTACAATTATCAAAATAGAAAATGGCTTTGCCAGTGATAACTTTGCCCGTAAATACAGGCTGCAATCCTTATTTAGGACAAAGGGCGAGTTAATACGGTACTTGTTCAATGCTTGATATTATAGACATTGGAGGCATCATATCTGATTTCGTCCGTGTGGGTTATAATGCAGCCGTTAAGGACTATGACCCACCGCAGGACAAGTTAAGACAGTCAGAGGTCAAGAAATGGCTTAAATTCAGAAGGGTTGATTTTAAGACGTTTCAAGAATTAGAGAATAAAGGTTTAATTAATGCTCGCAAAGGTAGTGCGGTAAATTCTCCTTTATATTACTCAAAGGTAGAGATACAGAAAGCCTTTGCAACCATGCGGTTAAATAATTTATTTATAAACGATAAAATAGAATAGTTATGACATTGATTAGAAAAGCATCGGAATTGAGTATTCCAAGCACAATCAAGATGATGATTTACGGACAGGCAGGTATGGGTAAGAGTACGTTGGCTCTTTCTACACCTAAACCTCTGTTGTTGGACTTCGATAATGGTGTAAAACGTATTAATATGTCGCATTTGGAAGGTATTGATACGGTGCAGGTCGGTAGTTGGCAAGACGTGAAAGATGTGCTACAAGAGGACTTGTCTGCATATCAGACAATAGTTATTGACACAATAGGTAAGATGATGGATTTCATCATTACATACAAGTGCGGAACTCGCCAACCTCAGATAAGAGATTGGGGTGGTATTAATCAAGAGTTTTCTTGGCTTACCCGAACAGTAGGCAGCCTTAACAAGAATGTGGTGTTCGTTGCCCATCGGGACACTCGCAAAGAGGGAGATGATACAGTCTTTATTCCTGCTCTACGTGAAAAGTCCTATAATGCTATTGTTACCGAACTTGATTTACTTGGGTATCTCGAAATGAGAAACGATAATGGACGTCAGATGCGCACGATTACATTTGACCCTACAAGTCGTAACGATGGCAAGAATACGTGCAATCTGCCTGGCGTTATGACCATTCCTACCATTGTAGACGCACAAGGCAAACCAACGGCAAAGAACGATTTTATCGAACGTTCTGTTATTGCCCCTTATCTCGGTATGCTTTCGGCAAAGGAAGATGAAATCAAGAAGTACAATGCACTGATTGCAGAAATTGAAGATGGTATATCGCAAATCACTGATGCGCAGAGTGCAAATTACTTTACAGAGCATATCAATGACTACAAGCATATCGGTAGTTCATTGATGAAAGCACGCTCCTTATTCTCTGCAAAGGTGAATGAACTTGGTTTAGTCTACAATAAGGAAACGAAATCTTATGAAGACAAAGCAGCCTAATTACAATATCTATCCATCGCTACTCGATTCGTTCCAGCAATATGTGGATAGTGATATTATTTGGGAAAAGTATTGGGGGTTCTGTGAGACACCCCCACATACTCTCGAAGAGTTCCACGATATACAATTCCAATCGGTCATTGACCGCATAAACAGAGTGCCTTATGACAATGAAGCAGTCGCTAAGGGTACAGCATTCAATGAAGTTGTAGATTGTATGATAGAACACCGTAAGTCAGACAAGGTGGAAGTTGAAAAGGTATATGAGAAGATAGTTATGGGTGCTTACGATGATGTCGAGAGTAAACCTTTGTATTGCGATGTAACCTATACGGATAAGGTTGTCGGACTCAATGCAAAGATAGGTGAACGTGTCTTTTATTTTCCTATCACATTGTGTAAAGAATTTGCCGATTATTATCAAGGTGCAGTAACACAGAAGTTTGTCGAGGGTATTCTCTCAACTTGTTTTGGCGATGTGAAACTCTATGGCTTCATTGACGAGTTATTGCCTTTGTCTGTTCACGACATCAAGACGGCAAGCCAATATAGCGTAGGAAAGTACAAGCGCAACAGTCAGCATCTTGTATATCCATTCTGTCTTATACAAATGGGTAATGATGTTAGGACTTTCGAGTATAATGTAGCTGTGATTGGTAAGTACAATTACGAAACTTTCACAGAGAGTTACGAATTTGTACCAAGTAGAGATATACCTGTACTCCAACAGAGGTGTGAGGACTTTATCCGATTTGTGAATGAAAACAGAGAATTGATAACAGACAAGAAACTATTTAACGAAACATAATGGCAAATACTAAATCAGGTGTGGTGCTCGCAGTGGGGGCAACCGCAGCAGTTACAGTCAAAAGGTGGGAAAGCCTTTACTAAGCGTTCACTTTATGTGGATTGTACGACTTTTGACCCATATACAGGGCAACGTTCTCAATATGAGAATAAAATACTGTTCGACTTCATAGATAGTAAGGTAAGCCTTATTGATAATATCCAAGTGGGGCAGGTTGTTACTGTTTATTTTGACTTGCAAGGTACAGAAGTTACAGAGCAAGATGGACGAAAGAAATTCTATACACACGTCCGCCCTTATAAGATAGATGTTAGGCAGGTTCAGCCATCAAATCAACAACCGCAGCAGCAATATCGGCAACCGCAGCAGCCTACCTATCAACCTCCACAAGTTGAAGACGATAGACCATTCTAATGATTTATAACACGTCAAATCCACTCGATAAGGCTAACTTCCTACTTCGTGCTAATAAGTTAGCTGAGAGTGGAAAAATAGTAGAACTGACCGAGAAAAAGCCAAGAAGAAGTTTACCACAGAATAAGTATTTGCACGTTATCCTTGCTTATTTTGGTACGCAGACAGGTAATACACTTGAATGGGTTAAGCAGCAGTATTACAAGAAACTTGTAAACCCCGATTTGTTTATCCGTGAAAAGGAAGATAAGTACTTAGGTAAGATAAAAGTGCTTAGAAGCAGTGCCGACCTCGATACGGCAGAAATGAGTTTGTCAATAGAAAGGTTTAGGAATTGGGCTGCGCAAGAAGCTGGCATATACATACCATCGGCAGATGAAGCAATACTCATTCAGCAGATGGAGGTAGAAATAGAAAGGAGTAAGGAATTTTTGTAACTCATCTTAATATGTTTTAATAGTTTAGAACTCGTAGGGAAGCGTCCCCCACACTTGCTTTGGTGGCGGAATTGGTAGACGCACATACTTTTAATCGAAGTAGCATAGTGTAATGGTAGCACGCGTCAGTTAATCGAGACGTAGAAGAAGCGAAGTACAAGCTGGTGGGTTCGAATCCCTCTGCGAAAAGATTAGGATATGATTTAGACGTAAATGCAGGTTCGAGTCCTGCCCAAAGCACATTATTTTTTAGTTTCATAATCACGTTAATAGTTTTATTAAACAGCCTCACAGCGGTGGGGCAAAACGATGTATGGTGTAATGGTGGCACAACAGATTTTGGTTCTGTCAGTGGTGGTTCGAATCCGCCTACATTGACTTAAATTTATAATTATGGAAAGAATAACATCAGCAACTATTTTTAAAGCATTTGACGGAACAATTTTTGAATCGGAAATAAAATGCAAAGAATACGAGAAGAAGAGGAAAGAGTTTTTGGATAGGATAAAATTCTTTTTGGTAAAACATTCTCCTGATTTGACGGAAACAGGACTTTTTACAAATGGTTTGCTTGTAGCCGTTTATTCAATAGAGGGATTGCATCGAGAGATAGTGAACAACTATTGCATCAAAAGATTTGGATATTTAGGAGAATCTGTGCAAGGGTATAGATTTCAGACCTATTTCAGTGTTTCATCGATAGACTTTGAAACATATATGAGCGGTGTAATTGTGGAATGGAGAGGTAAACGACGTTGCGATAAAATCCTCCTTAGTCCAAATGAGCTTGACGAGTTCAAAGGTATAGAAAGATTTGATTATATGAAAGAATGGGGATTTAAGTAATGCCATACTATCTCAAAAAGAAAACAGACAAGCCAAAGAAACGGCAAACAAGCCTATCGACTTTGGTAAAGAAGTTGGATAAGGTGTTCAGTCAGTATATCAGATTGCGAGATACTTTCCCTAACGGGACATTCAGATGTATATCGTGCGGAAAGATAAAGCCTTTTGACCAATCCGATTGTGGGCATTATCATTCGAGACGGCACATGTCTACCCGCTTCGATGAGGAGAATTGCAATAGCGAATGTCGTTACTGTAATAGGTTTTCAGCCGACCACCTCATCGGGTATCGTGAGAACCTTATCAAGAAGATAGGGATGAAGCGGTTTCAGCTATTAGAAGTCAAGGTACATCAGACAAAGAAGTGGTCTTGCTTTGAACTTGAACAACTGATTAAGTATTATTCAGCCTTAGTAAAGATATTGAGCGATGAGAAAGGGATAAGGATATGAAAAATATAATCCATTTATATATAATTAGTGAGTGTGGGAAGAAATGCCCTATGTGTTGCAACAAGTTGTACGACATAGAATCTTTGCCTATTGTTTCAGTGGAGGAGTTAAGGTCTGCCGATACGGTCTGCCTGACAGGTGGCGACCCTTTTCTGTATAACGAATTACATAAATTTATAGACAGATTAAGAGGACAATATCCTAATATTAAAAATTTATATGCTTATACGTCTGGATATGCCTTATACAATTATCTCAATCTCAATTGGATTGCCTTTGGTAAACTTGACGGCGTATCCATAGCACCAAAAGATGTTAGCGATTGGATGTCGCTAAAAAATATACTCAAAAATGAGGTGTATAATAGGATTCTATCATCTATGAAGTCTAACCGATTGATGATATTTGACAGTCAAAAGGCTAACTTTGAAAAGTTCCTAAAAGATATAGACTTGTCAATGTTTACTATCTTGGGCAGAAAATGGGATAAAGAATTTCATACTCCCGAAAATGAGATGTTTAGAAGACTACCAATATTATTTGAACATGATGTATAAACTTCGTGATTATCAACAAAAGGCTTCCGATACAGCGGTAGCCTTTTTTAATGATAAGAAAGCAAAGTATAACGCTATTATGGTGATGCCTACGGGTTGTGGGAAATCGCTTGTGATAGCTGACATTGCAAATAGACTGCAAGGACATACGCTTGTCTTTCAGCCGTCAAAAGAAATTTTGGAACAAAACTATAAGAAGTTATGTTCCTATGGGATAATTGATTGTGGTGTGTATTCAGCATCATTTAATTCAAGAAATATCAACCGAATAACCTTTGCAACAATAGGAAGTGTAATAAGACATATAGATGACTTTCAGCACTTCAATAACGTAATCATAGATGAATGCCACTTTGTTAATGCAAAGGGTGGTATGTATGAAGAATTTATCCACGCTACGGGGTGCAAGGTATTAGGATTAACTGCTACTCCTTACAGATTAAGCTCAAGCAGCTTTGGCGCAATGCTAAAGTTCCTTACTCGTACCCGTCCAATGATATTTTCAAAGGTTATCTATCAAGTGCAAATATCGACATTACTCGATATGGGCTTTCTTTCAAAGATAGATTACTTCCAAATGAACCCATTAGGGTGGGACGAGAATAATCTGCAAGCAAATTCAACTGGTGCAGACTATACAGATAAATCAGTAGAAGCAGAGTATAATAGAATTGACTTCTACGGCTATTTAGTCAGCATCGTGAAACGACTACTTTCGCCAAAACGTGGCGGAGCAAGGAAAGGCATATTAGTCTTTACTCGCTTTCTGAAAGAGGCTGAACGACTGACGCAAAGCATTGATTGCTGCGAAATGGTATCAGGAACAACGCCAAAAGCAGAACGTGAACACATATTGAATGACTTTAAGAGCGGTAAGATAAAGGTTGTTGTGAATGTAGGAGTATTGACAACTGGATTTGATTATCCAGAGCTTGATACTGTTGTTATGGCACGCCCTACAATGTCGCTTGCTATGTACTATCAGATAGTAGGTAGAGAGATACGACCATATAAGGATAAACAAGCGTGGTTTGTAGACCTTTGTGGAAACATCAACCGCTTCGGCAAGGTTGAGGACTTAAAACTAATCGATACCAATGGAAAAGGCAAATGGGCGGTGTTCAGTAATGGTAAACAATTAACAAATGTGATATTTCAATAATGAAAGATATAGAGATTTACAACGATAGCTTCCAAAACTATAAGAGCTATCATATTCCAAAGGCGCAACTAATACTTACAGATGTTCCTTACAATCTCGGTAATAACGCCTATGCGAGTAACCCTACTTGGTACGAAGGTGGCAATAATAAGAATGGAGAAAGTGAGAAAGCTGGCAAGAAATTCTTTTCTTCGGAGAATGAATTTAGACCTGCCGAATTTATGCACTTCTGTTCAAAAATGCTGATAAAAGAGCCAAAAGAAGCAGGGAAAGCACCTTGTATGATATTGTTTTGCGAATATGAACAACAATTCCAATTTATTGAATTAGGCAAGAAATATGGACTTATGCACTATATTCCTTTGGTCTTTCGCAAGAACTATTCGCCACAGGTATTAAAGGCGAATATGAAGATTGTAGGTAATTGCGAATATGGACTACTTCTTTATCGTGATAAATTGCCAAAATTCAACAATGACGGGCAAATGGTTTTTAACTGTATGGACTACCCAAGAGATACAAGCACGCCAAGAGTACACCCTACACAGAAGAGCGTACCACTGCTTGAAAGACTCATCGAGCTATTCACAGACAAAGGCGAGATAGTAATAGACCCTTGTTCAGGTAGTGGAACGACCTTGTTAGCCACTGCTAATCTCGAAAGAAAGGCATACGGATTTGAAGTGAATAGGCAATTTTGTAAAGATGCAGAAACCAAAGTTTTAAGACGAATACAGAAAAAACTATTTATCTAAATGATAAAACTTGATGACAAGTTTACCATTCGATATTCCCCCCACGAGCAGCTTGTGATGTTACGGCTAATCGTGGGGGCTGACGATGACGGCATTTCACGCACAAGTTATCGAAATCTTGCAAATGATTGCGGATTGTCCCTACAAACTTGTAGGAATGTTTTATCCTCACTTGCTAATAAAGGAGATATAGACACGATTGCCAACAAAAAAGGGACATTCTTTGTCGTGAATAGGTGTGATGATTATCGCTTTGGTAAGAAGAAAGCCAACGAGCAATCAAAGCAGGTTTTAACGTCTTTACAAGCAAAATGTAATGACCGAGAGAAAGCGTTTGAAAAGAGCCTTATCCCTTTTGTTTCTTCACGTGGTGGCACTTATGAGCCTACGATGATACGTGCTTTCTTTAACTATTGGACAGAAAGAAACAAATCAGGAACCAAGATGCGCTTTGAACTTGAAAAGACGTGGGAAACGTCAAAGAGGTTACAAACGTGGGCAAGCAGGGAGAAAGTACCAAAGAGTACCACCGCCCTCAAATCATCTGAAATGAATTACGATAAAGATAGTGATTGGTAAATGGAACAAATAAATTTTAAAGCAACCATAGATAGGTTGCGAGATACAACGTATAAGCCGCTACCTGACAAAGTGCAAATCAGTATACCAAATGCAGGAACGCACCTTAAAGGAGGATTAAAGTATTTCTGTGGTGATGGTGCAAAGTGGAATACTGACTATGAAAAGATTGTTCAGTGGCTCACTGACAATAAAGGAAAAGGACTAATGCTTGTTGGGGGGTGTGGTGTTGGCAAAACTCTAATAGGAATGAGAATAATTCCTCTTCTGCTTAACCACTATTGCCGTAAGGTGGTAACAATCTGCACGGCAAACGAACTCAACAAGTCGCCCGATGAGATTATTAAATACCACATTATCTATATTGACGATGTGGGAACAGAGGATATTTCTAATATCTACGGAAACAAGCGTGTGCCATTTGCAGAGTTGGTTGATATGGCAGAACGTGATGGCAAGTTACTAATGTTCTCTACCAACTTAGACGAAGAACATTTAAAAGCTAAATATGGTGATAGGGTGATTGATAGGCTTCACGCTATCACAAGAAGAGTAACAATAACTGGTAAAACAAACAGAAAATAAATTATCAACAAAGTTATGAAAATAGAAACTATAAACAAATTATGCGCTTCTTATATGGAGGACGCAAGAGCACTTAAGAGAAATTTTTCTAATAGGGAACTTGTTTTGTGTCTAATTGAAAATGCTTATAGAGCAGGTATAGAAGATGCCTACAAAGGTATAAAACCGTTAGACTGGACGGTTAAAAGGTATGAAATGCTGGCTTGCACGTTTGTAGGTCTATTTATTATTCGTCCGCTTTTAAAAGGTGGATTTGATGTAGACTGCAACGGCAGAACATTGTGTACTCGTTCTACCTTATCAAAGGCAAAAGAGTTTGCGAACAATGTTTACAGGAAAAAATCTAAGGAAAGGTTAGGATTATGAGCAAAAAAAAAGAGTGCCCTGTAAACACTCCCGAAGATTGGCTTAACCTACTTTTGGTTTCACCAAGAAAGAGAAAAACTGACTATTCTTAGGATAGATACGCTTCCCATTCTTTACGATGTAACGGCAAAAGATTCTAATCAAGCCGTCTTCTTGCAAATTGCTCATTCAAAACACCTCCTTTCTTGTTTGCGTCCAACCTGTATTGGAACGCTCGTTGCACTCTACCAAAGTGCAACAAAAAAGCCCACAACTTACAGGATTGCAGGCTTAATCTCTTTTGCGAGACGAGGACGGTGATTTTTGGTAGCTCACCGAAAGGAGGATGCCTCCCATGAACAATTTGCGATGCAAAGATAGAAATTAATAAATAATGAAACAAACAATTTAAGTTTTTTAAGTCGTAAAAGTTAAACAATTAACAAAACGACACCTAATAGTTATGAACGGAATAACACCAAGTTTACAGAAGAAAATAGACTACTCCATAAAGGTAATACAGAAAGCTGAACGGCTTGCCCTATCAACGAATGACGAGGGGTTTTGGTTAGCCTTTAGCGGTGGGAAAGATAGTCAAGTCTTGTATCATCTCACCTTAATGGCAGATGTAAAGTTTAAGGCGTATATGAATTTAACAAGCGTAGACCCTCCCGAAGTGATTCGCTTTGTTAGAAAGAACTATCCCGAAGTCAAAATGATAAAGCCAAAGATGAGCATTTATAATATGGCAGTCAAAAAGGGTATATTACCTACAATGCGATTACGATGGTGTTGTGCTGAATATAAAGAAACGTCAGGAGCAGGATATGTAACGCTAATAGGCGTGAGAAAAGCAGAAAGCGTAAGGCGGTCAAAGAGAGAAATCGTTGAGAGTACAAATGCAAATCCTAAGAAGCGCAAGCAATGGAACTTTGACCAATTTTCAGAACACGAGGAAAGTCTTGTGCAATGTATGGGAAATGGCAAGGAAAAGATAGTTGTTAGCCCTATTCTATATTGGACAGACGATGATGTTTGGACGTTCCTTAACGCTAATAACATAGAACATTGCAGCTTATATGATAACGGGTATAGGCGCATTGGTTGTATATGTTGTCCAATGTCTTCTTTCAAACAGAAAGTGCGAGAGTTAAAAGATTATCCGCACGTCAAAAAGAATTGGGTAAAAGCGTGTGCCAAACTAAAGGAAAAAGGACTTGTGTGCTACGACTCAACTCCTGATGATATGTTTGATTGGTGGATAAGCGGCAAGTCATACAAAAAGTGGTATGCAGAGAAGTATTTACAACAGAAATTTAACTTCAAAGATGTAGCCGAATGAATGAAATAACAATTAACGATATATGCGAGAATAGCGTAATGTGCAAAGCACCTTACTACTTTATAAATAGTAACGGGGAGTACGAAATATCTAAGAAATTAAAAATA